ACAACAAGTTTGACTGTTGGCATACCTAGCCAAAACTACACAGTTGGGGAAACGATAACAGGCGGAACAAGTGGGGCAACAGGGGTAATAACTTCAGTGGGTGCGGATACAACAAATAGTTGGTTAAGTGAAAATGCCGAGGTTGCTTTATTGTATGCCTCCCTTGCTGAGTGTTACCTTTTTATGAAAGGTGAGCAAGATGTTATGAATATGTACAATCAAAGATATGGTGAGGCTATCAATCGTTTGAAAAACTTAGGCGAGGCCTTAGAAGTAACAGATGATTATTCTGCAGGTTATATTAAGAAAGAAAGAACATAATGTTTACAGACAGTTTAAACATGTCAGATAATTTTCAAGTAGAGGTGCATACAACTAATAATAGGGGATCAACTCCTGAAGAAGTAGCATCTCGATGTGTTAAAAAAATTGTATATGTTTCTGACAAAGCAGAGCCTGCAATAAGAGAACAAGCAAATGCGTTTGCTGCACATATTGAAAAAGTGATTGCCTCATATATGAAACAAGCTGTACAAAGTGATAGAACGACAGTTTTTAACGCTTTAGTAGACGCAGGACACCCAGAACT